ATATATAAGGGAATATTTCAAACATTATCCGAGTGATGATCTCCGTACTCAGGAGATAAAAGTTGTTAAGAATTGACAACTATATAATAGGACACTGGACAGATTGATTGATCGGTGTTATACTTACTATGTACTGATAACATGTTATGGCAAAAGGATTTACAGTAAAAGCAAACGCTCCTAAAACAAAGAAGGTTGAGGACGACTTTAATTTAGAGGAAGCGAAAGCATTAGCAAAAGGAAAAGCAATAGTATTCTGTCTGCCAGGACGCGGAGTATCATATATCTTCCTCAAGAACTTCGTTCAACTCTGTTTTGACCTTGTTCAGAATGGCTCTTCGATTCAGATTAGTCAAGACTATAGTTCAATGGTTAACTTCGCACGTTGTAAGTGCTTAGGAGCGAATGTACTCCGTGGTCCTGATCAGATTCCTTGGGATGGAAAACTTAAGTACGATTATCAATTATGGATTGATTCCGATATTGTATTCGATACTGAGAAGTTCTACCGTCTTGTATGGATGCAAAAGGATATCGCTGGTGGTTGGTATTGCACAGAGGATGGAAAGACTACATCTGTGGCACATTGGTTAGAAGAAGAGGACTTTGCAAAGAACGGCGGAGTCATGAATCATGAAACCATTGAATCTATCTCTCGTAGACGCAAACCATTCACAGTTGACTACACTGGTTTTGGTTGGTTACTTATCAAAAATGGTGTATTCGAGCATAAGGATATGAAATACCCTTGGTTCGCACCAAAGATGCAAGTCTTTGACTCAGGAGAAGTCCAAGATATGTGCGGAGAAGACGTTTCTTTCTGCTTAGATGCAAAAGAAGCGGGTATGGAGATCTGGATTGATCCTAAGATTAGAGTAGGACACGAGAAAACGAGGATTATTTAATGGATTTTAACAATGGACACGCATGGCGAATAGAGGAATTGACCACTTCTGGGTGGTCAGTTCAAGATCCGAAGAGAGATGTGAAGCTTTCAAAGGAAAATGCAACCGCAAGATTGAATTTTTACCTTGGTGAAGGTGTTTCTCCTGACAGAATAAGAGCTGTTCCTGATAAATAGAAAGAAAACAGGTAAAAATTATGGATTCAGATCCAACTAAGTCGCCTCTTAATGTAGAAAGTGCTGGTTTTAAAGGTGGAAGTGTAAAAGGACAGTATGATGTGAGCGCTCAAGCACGAAAAAAGGCTGCTGCAAACAGTAATTCTGGACAATCTCCCCTCGCTGCTGGTTAAAATTAAGAAAAAAACTTTTCAAGACCCTCAAAAGGGTCTTTTTTTGTGTCTAAATACATAATGATAATATTTTTGTCGATATATGAAACTCAAGAATACTCAATTTAGTGTGCCTAATGATGGTTTTATCGAAAAACCAGAAGAAGATGACACAATTTTGCGTGAAGTTGTAGGTGATGACTCTAACGATAAGAAAAGAAAACAAAATTTGAGTGAATAATGCCTAGTATTGACAGAGAATTAAACACAAGTCGAGATTTTAGAGACATAAGCCTTACTTTTGCAAGGCATCCTGTCACTAATGACATTGGCGTGTTCGTAAATGAGAACGCCATTAAGAGATCTGTGCAGAATCTTTGTCGAACAAAACTAGGAGAGCGATTTTACAACCCTATTTTGGGAAGTAACATTGATAATTCCATGTTTGAGCCAGCAGGACCAGACATAGCCTTAGAATTAGAGGACGATATTGAACTTTTATTGGAAAACTTTGAACCTAGAGTTAGACAAGTTAAGGTAAGAGTGTCATATCCTGTCGATACTAATGAATTAGTCGTAGAAATTAGTTATGATATCGTGGGAATAGTAGCCCCAAGACAAAATGTTGACTTTATTCTCCAATCAACTAGAATATAATGTCTTTTAACCAGTTTACAAACTTAGATTTTGCTGATCTAAGAGCACAAATTAAAGATTACCTTCGTGTAAACAGTGATTTCGCTGATTTTGACTTTGAAGGATCGAACTTTTCGACCTTGATTGACCTTTTAGCGTACAACACTTACATAACTGCTTACAATACTAACATGGCAGTTAACGAATGTTTCCTTGACAGTGCAACTTTGCGTGAAAACGTCGTTTCACTCGCTAGAAATATTGGTTATGTGCCTAGATCTAGTAGATCTGCGATGGCAACCATTAATTTTAGTGTTGATATGTTCGATAATGACACTAGACTCGTAACTTTGAAGGCTGGACAGGTTGCAGTAGGTAATCAAGTTGGTGGATCTTACATTTTTTCAATTCCAGACGACTTTGTTGCTACAACTGACGACAATAATATCGCATTTTTTGAAAACTTGAACATTTACGAAGGAGTTTACCTTCAAAAAGTTTTTCAGATTGATTATTCTCAACCAAATCAGCGTTTTATTCTTCCAAACTCGAATATTGACACAACTTCTATCCGTGTTACAGTCGAATCTACAACAAAAGAGATTTATACGCTGTATGATAACATTTTAAGAGTTGATGCTACCTCAAAACTCTTCTTAATTCAAGAAATTGAAGATGAACATTACGAAATTTTGTTCGGAGACGGCATTTTAGGTACAAAACCGCCTTCTGGAGCAATCGTAACTGTTTCTTACATCGTTACAAACGGAAGACTCGGAAATAATGCTAAAAATTTCTCATTTGTTGGAATTTTAGAAGACGATCAATCATTGCCAGTCACAACTGGTATTTCAATCATCTCAACTTCCAATAAAGCTTCAATGGGAGACGATATTGAAGATATTAGTTCGATCAAATACCTAGCACCTCGTATATACTCCTCACAATACCGTGCAGTAACGGCAAGTGACTATTCTGGTATCATTCCATTCGTATATCCTAACGTCGAGTCTGTGACCGCCTACGGTGGAGAGGAGTTAGATCCTCCTGAGTTTGGAAAAGTGTTTATTTCCATCAAACCAAGAAACGGTTCTTTCCTTTCACAGATTACGAAAGACGATATCTCTAGACAACTCAAACAATATTCAATCGCTGGTATCAAACCAGAAATTATTGACCTTAAGTATCTTTATGTTGAAGTTGACACTTCTGTTTACTATAACAGTAACGCAGTTTCAGATACCACTGAATTAATCACATCTGTAACCAAAGCCTTAACTTCATATTCAAGATCATCTGACATTAATGACTTTGGTGGTAGATTTAAGTACTCTAAAGTTGTTGGATTGATTGATGACTCTGCCAGAGGTGTTACTTCCAACATTACAAGAGTCAAAATGAGAAGGGACTTGAATCCTGAGTTCAATACTTTCGCAACTTATGAACTTTGCTACGGAAATGCCTTTTACGACCAACCAAACGGATATGGCATACGTTCTACAGGGTTTACAGTCAATGATATAGATGGAACTCTGTATCTTGGTGATATTCCTACAGCTGGAACATCTTTTGGTAAACTTGTTTTCTTTAAACTTGTAAATAACCTTCCTTTGATCGTAAAGAACGATGCTGGGACTGTGGATTACGTTCACGGAGAGATTAATTTAGATGTGGTAAATATAACAGGATCTATGCTTCCAAGTGGATTGATTCAAGTTGAAGCAATACCCGATTCTAATGATGTAATTGCATTGAAAGATCTGTACTTACAGTTAGACGTTACTAACAGTACAGTTAACGCACTTCCTGACGTTGTATCCTCTGGTGAGAATACATCTGCTACTTCTTACGTCACAACATCTAGTTACGCTAGCGAAACAATCTACACAAGGTAAATGACAGATATTAAAAGAGTAAAAGTCTCTCATGTCATACAATCACAGATTCCAGAATTTCTAAATGAGGAATCACCTCTTTTTGCGAGCTTTTTAAATCAATATTACGCATCTCAAGAACATAGTTCTGGTGTAACTGACCTTGCCAACAATCTTCCTGAGTATAGAAAGATTGGTGCTTTCAATAATGAGACTTTAGTAACTTCTACAACTCTTACTTCCAACTTGTTTGCTGGTTCTACCACTATAAACGTAGAATCGACTGTTGGATGGCCAGATACCTATGGATTGTTGAAAATTGATAATGAAATCATCACATACACTGCTAAGACAGCTACATCCTTTACTGGATGTGCTAGAGGATTCAGTGGTATTGATCAAATATCAAAAGAAGACGATGCTGAGTTTCTAAGCTTCACATCAACGACTGCTAATCAGCACTTAACTGGTGCCACAGTCACTAACTTAAGTAATCTATTCTTACAGACCTTCTTCACCAAGTTTAAAGAAGAATTCTTGCCTGGATTTGAAAACAGGAACTTTATAACAGGAACATCTGTTACAAATATCCTGACTAGGGCAAAAGACTTCTACATGTCGAAGGGAACAGACTCTTCATATCAGATTCTCTTCAAACTTCTCTATGGGGAAGACATCGAGCTTTTAAAACCGATTGAACAGACACTCGTACCGTCTGCAAACGTATATTTCAAAACTAAACACGTTCTTCTTGAGAACTTGACTCCAGGCGCACAACCATTGGAGTCTATTGGTAACTTCTTGTATCAAGATGTATCTGGAATCGGTACAGTCAGTGCATCTATCTACAATGTAGAGTATAGACCAATCAATCAGACAGATTTCTATGAGATGTCTCTCGACTCTACATCCTTTGATGGTATATTCCAAGTGCCTGGTAAAACAAAGGCGTTAGAGGAGACTGTAGAGTCCGCAGAGAGTCTTGTAGTTGACTCTACTGTTGGATTTGGACAAAGTGGTACATTACTTGTAAGACCTAGAGCTGGATCTAACTTTATTACTCTTAGATACACTGATAAAACCGTAAACCAGTTCTTAAACGTTACTGGTGTTACTACTTCTTTAGTTTTTGGTGCAGATGTTCTAGAAAACAAACTTGCATATGCTTATGCTGGTTTTGGTCAAACATCATTGATGGAATTTAGACTTGTTAATGTTATTGATCAGGCAGATACTTCCCAATCTACTAATATGCAGATTGGTGATAATCTTAAGTTACTTTCCTTCGGTAGAGACTTAGGCAACTTGCCTCAGTTCAATAACTGGATCTACAACATACCATCAAGTCATAGTATTGCTTCTATCAATCAGGTAAACGTCAATACATACAGACTCAAGTTATTTGATTCTATAGTTTTCTATATTGATGAAGTATTACGTCTCAGAAATGATGCTGGTGAAGAAGTTAACGTAACAGTTAAAGATATTGAGTATGATACAACTAACCTATCTAAGGTTTATTCAAATACGATTGTTATACAAACAACTGGAACTGTTCCAAACGATGTAACCATAATTACAAAGACTGTTACTAAAGCAGAGCATAATTCTAGTTATTTCGCTGGTGTAGATCAATTCCCAGTTGGTATTCAAAACAGTTACCTAGACAAACAAGAAGAATTCTTCTATGTAACTTCATCTGGATTACCAAACTATCCAATCTTTGCAACTGACAATAAAGTATTCGTAAAAAGTAGCACTATAGAGGTCACAGACGGATTTGGAACCCCTTTAAACGGCGGTGGGTTTACTTATACCATTCAGTCGTTTGACCCCACCAACGTCACTCTGGCAACACCTCCTCCCTTAAATCACAACTATGTAACTGGTGATAAAATCTATTGGGACAACACAACTAACAGTGGTATCAATACTGGTGTTTATTTTGTAACTGCAATCAACCAAACTGAATTTTATCTGTCATTCAGTGGCGCTGACGTATTTTCTAAAAAATATATTGCAGTAAGAACAGGAACTAGTGGTCAGTTTATCTACAAGTCAGGCTGGGAAAATAAAACACTTAGAAATCAAAAGATTCTTAGAAAGTATCCATTCTACAAACAGAAAAATCTTTTTGATGATCCTAATGAGAGACAGGTAAACAACAGAGCAGTTGGTTTGATGGCAAACGGTGTGGAGATATTCCCACCGACTGTTTTTGATGAACAGATCTTCCACGGTAATATTACCAACATAAAAGTTACAAATCCAGGCAAAGATTATGATGTTATCACAGGACCTCCACTCGTCATTAACGATCCGCAAGGATTTGGTGCTAGTGCTCATGCTAATGTGTCTGGATCATTCAGAGAAGTTAAATTGGTTACTCCTGGCATCGGATATCAGGAAAAACCCAAGATTACTGTTAGTGGTGGTAACGGAACTGGTGCCGTCCTTGAATCTAACCTAGTTAGAGGTGCTATTGTTGTAAACTTCAAGGCTGATGGTACATCGGTTGATACTTTTGATGAAAGTGTGCTCTTTCCAGAGAGACATAACTTTGAAGAAGGTGAAGCAATAGTATATGACTCTAGAGGCAACCCACCTATTGTTAATATCGTTGATGGATCAACTTACTACGCTGGTGTGGTTAATGAAAAGAGAATTAAGTTATACAAAACATCAGAAGATGCAAAAACAGGCATCAACACTGTAGACATTGGAAACATCAGCTATGGTTTCCATAAATTTACTTCACTTGAAGCTAAAAACACAATAACTAAGATTTACGTTAAGAATTCTGGATCTGGATACTCCAACAAGAAAATTATCGTACAAGGTAGATCTGTAGACGGTGATACTCAGTCAGGTATCAGCACATCGGACGATTATATTCTTGCATACAATCATAATTTCAATAATGGTGAAATTGTAGAGTATTCTACTGATGGAACTATTGCAAATGGTCTTTCTACAACCACACAGTATGCAGTTAGAGTTATAGACAGCAATAGATTCAGACTATGTGATGTAGGTGTCTCATCACAGAGAGATATGACCAATTACACCAAAAACAAGCCTGTTGTAATTCGTGGATTTGGTTCTGGTAAACATACTATCAAATATCCACCTATTGTAATTAATGTAGAGAGTTTATCTGCTATTGGTAGCACAACTATCATCAAACCAGAAATAGAACCTTTAGTTCTTGGTGAAATCGAAAGTGTTTACCTAGAAGAAGGTGGTGTTGGTTATGGTTGTACTAATATCATGGATTTCCACAGAAGACCTGATGTTGGTATCTCAACTGTTGTGTTCAAAGCACTATTAAAACCAATTATCATCGATGGGTCGATTGTAGACGTTCAAATCCTTGCTTCTGGTAAAGGATACCGTGAAGATTCCGATATTAACATCTTCAGTCCAACAGGTAGCTTTGCAGACATCAAACCTCTTGTATCTGGCGGCAAAATCACTGGTGTACAGATTCTTGATGGTGGTATTGGTTACGGATCAAGTGATACGACTTTAGATTTACAAAACAGAGGTAAATCTGCTAAATTCATTGCAGACGTTCGTGAATGGAAGATAAACCAAGTTCAAAAGAACGATGCTATCATTAGTGACGAAGATTCGCTACTTACTAAACCAAGTACTAACCCTGCTTTCCAATTACAGACGATTGGTATCTATCCTCCACAAAAACTTAGATTCCAACTTGGAGATAACATTGATGCTGGTAATTTAGAGACACCTAACGCTTTTCACTCTCCTATTCTTGGATATGCTTACGATGGCAACCCAATTTACGGTCCTTATGGATATCAGACTCCAACAGGAGGAGCAATCAAAAGATTACAGTCTGGTTTCATTCTTGATACCACTCTGAGATCGGGTATAAGACCTCCTGGCTTTGCTTTTGGATATTTCACCAATGATTACATCTTTGACAACTCAGGAGACCTAGACGTACACGGTGGACGCTATTGTGTGACTCCTCAGTACCCAGATGGAGTATATGCTTACTTCTACAGTGTAGATGTTGATTCCAGTGGTGTTGCTAAACCAAAATTCCCATATCTGGTTGGAAACTCATTTAAAGACACTCCAATCGAAGAAAACTTCGTAACTTTCTTCAATCAGGACATTGATATCTCATCTAGAGATCTTACAAGAAACGTAGCTCCATATTACCTCTCATTTGGTAATTCTGACTATGAATTGATTGATGATGTAAAGGATGCCCTAAAACAAGAGTTTGAAGTCTTAAAAACAAAGAGTTCTGGTATTTCTTCCGTAACAATCTTCTCTAGAGGTGATGGATACAAAGTAGACGATGTTTTAGAGTTAGACAACTTTGGAACTAATGGAACTGGCGCTAATATCGTAGTTGGGTCTGTTTTAGGTAAACCAATCTCTTCAGTGCAGATAGGAGTTACCACTTTTACTGATGTAGAGCTTGTAAAAGATAAAAACAGCATTGTTGGTATTACAAGTGTTCCACATGAAATTACAGACGGTGAAACAGTTGTATTAAGTGGTATTAGCACTGCCTCCTTTGCAGAGTTCAATGGACCTAAGAAAATTAGTGTATTTAACAAAACTTCTGGTCTTGCTGTTGAATTAGGTGACTTATCTGCTACAGGACCTAGTACATCTATTTTTGTAACTGATGTAAGGGGTTTTGCTGTAAATGACGTTATAGGAATTGGAACCGAGTCATTTACCATCACTGCCATTGATGAACAGTTCTCTAGGTTCTTTGTAAACAGAGAAAGCTTCGTTGGTGCTGCCATGACTCATGGTGTAGGTACAGACAACATTATTCTTAAACCTAAGAAGTTTACATTCCCAGTAGGAATCTCTACAGTGATGAGATTCACTTTTGAGAATACTATCACTTATTTCAACCCACAACAGACAGTTGGTGTTGGATCTACTGGTACACACTATACTTTACCTCTTACTGGATTAAGCACAGTACAAACAATAGAAAATAGGTTTGTTCCTCAACAAAGAATATACATCAAAGATCATACATTCTTTACTGGTCAAAAACTAACCTACAACATGGGTATTGGCGGAACTTCCCTTGTATGGGCTAAGGTATCTGCTGGTGCAACATCTGGTGTTGGTACAGAAGTCCTTCCGAACAATGGTGATGTATATGCCATCAATTTTGAACCAGACTATATTGGATTATCTACAACTGGTATTCCAACCACAGGTGACGCTGTATGGTTCTATAATTTAGCATCTAACTCTGGACTTGCACATTCCTTCACAACTAACTATCCAAAGGTCACAAGTAGAGTAGAAAGATTCTTTGGTGAAGTTGGAGTTACATCTGCTCATGGATTACTTACTGGAGACATCATTAGTTTAGATGCACTTCCACAATCCACTGAAACTGTTGCAGTCAGATACGACCCAGTAATTGCTAAAATTACAACTGAAAAAATTGGTTTTGCGGTATCAGATTTCTCCGCCGACTTAACTGAGATCGCAGTATCAGATGAGTCACTACAGAGTGGAGATAAAGTCGTATTCTACGATAATGGAAATACAATTACTGGATTAGTAAACAATGAGACATATTTTGTTCTCAGAGAAAGTGTTGGTGCAATTAAACTTTGTAAGTACAAGTCAGATGTTGTTGATTCAAATCCTGTTGGAATTACAACAGTAACAGAAGCATCTGCCAACAATAAGAGTTTTATTGCCAAGATAAATCCACCTCTAGAGTTTACTACTGGTAATACGATTACATTTGATGTATCTGATCCAAGTTTGTTGGATATGAAACTAGACTTCTTTGATGATATTAGTTTCAAAGAAAGACTAGATGTAACTGGTACAAACGCTTCTGGATTTAACATCACAAGAAGCGATGTATCAGGAAATGCAAATGCTACTGTAACTATCAACACAACAAATAGTTGGCCAGAGAAAACATTCTATAATCTAACTCCTGTTGTTCCTTCAGATAATAGAAAACTCTACGGATCTTCCGATACTGATGTTACTGGCAGAAATAACATAACATTCAAGAACACTGTTCTCAAGACTGAACACTCAATTATCAAGAAGGACGATAAAATTTTCAGTTTCAACTTAACAGAAAAACCACCAGAAACACAGAAGTTTATATCAAGAATCGGTGTAAGTACAATCACATACAGCACTGAATCTAAAAATGCAAGAGGACCTATTAACTCCACCAAGATCAATTTCCCAGGCAAAGGATATACTGTTCTTCCTAGAGTCATTGGTTTTGCAAGTACACAAGGTAATGATGCTATCGTAAAGGTTTCATCTCCTGAGATTGGTCAGATTGATACTATTGAAAGAATCAAAGATGGATTTGATTATCCTACTGATCCTACTCTGTTACCGTTCTTATCTGTACCAGCTATCGTTGATATCAGTGGTATTGCCAGAATGGATGAGATTCAAGTTGTGGATGGTGGTGTTAGATATAACCAACCTCCTACACTTGCAGTTCGTGGTAATAGTAATGTAGAGATAGAGGCAACAATATCTGGTGGATCTGTAGACAAGGTTATTATTCTCAAAAATGCTTTTGAGTTTAGTGAACCATTGAGCATCATCACAACTAATAACTCTAATGGTTATGACATTGATGCTATCAGTCATAGTGGAACAACTGTAACTGCTGAACTGTTACTAGACGCACAGTTTAATCAACCTGTGACTACTGGTTTTGGTTCTACAGATACTAAGTTACCATTTGCTATTGGTGATCAAGTATTTGTTGAAAACTGTAGATTAAAACCAAGCTCTCTACTTCTTGGGGAAGGTAACTTCAACTCCTCTGATTATGACTTCTCATTCTATACAGTTACAGGTGTAAACACATCAAATGCAACTGTTACTTTTGATATGTCTGGTGCTCCTGGCATTTCTACTGTAACACTTGGTTCATATGATGATGACTTTACTTTAGGTTCTCTTGTCAACTACAATGACATGGCGAAGTTCAATATGACAATTATTGACGATGCTAAATTTAGTTCTGGTGAAAAAGTAACATCAAGAGCATTTGAAGGTTTTGTTGTTGAGAATGGTTGGAACGGTAAGATAAGTCAGTTGAGATTAAGAGACACTATTGGAACTCTCATACCAGGCGACACTTTGTTTGGTGAAGTATCACAGTTGTTAGGTAAAGTAAGAGATGTAAACAGATTCAGTGTTAGAACAACTCTAGGCGTTACGAGAGATAAAGTTTCAAAGAATGACATGAACGTTGGTATTCTTAACGATTTCAGTCAAAGAATATCTGACAACTTCTACTTCCAGAAGTTCTCTTACTCCATCAAGAGTAAACTTCCATATGACACATGGAAAGAACCTGTAAAATCTATCGTTCATCCATCTGGATTCTTAGAGTTCTCTGATCTTATTATAGAGAGTGATTCTAAGAAAGATGCAGAAGCTCTCGTAAATGTTGGTATTGCTAAGTCTGTCAACATGAAGGTTCAGGCAGTGGATACTAAGGTTGATCTTGTTATCAATATTGATAATGAGATATACATGGGCAAGAGAGATAACTTTGCCATGGTTACTGAAGATGATCAGTTACCTAATGGTTCTGTGCAGAGAATCTTCTTCCCAGAAGGTAGACCCATCAAGAGTTTCATTATGAACAAGACCAATAAGGTCTTGAACTTAGATGATATATCCTCTGGTTTCAATGGATCACACGATAGAACAGGAACACTAGTTGGTAGTAAACAGTTCGGGTTGACTGTTGGTGGAGTGCCATGTTTCAAAAAATCATTTAATGCTGCAGCATCAGCTGACGTTGACCTTGCACTAAACATCATTAGTATTCAGAATCACAACTTCCAAACTGGTCAAGCTGTTATTCTTGACACTCAAGGTGGTTCTAAGATTGGTATTGGAACTACATCTCATACCACAGGAACAAAAGATATTATCATGGCTGTCAAGACATCTGGTGTCGGTGGTAGTGCAATGTATGAAAATGGATACAATATACAGATTCCAGGCCCTGTAACAGGAACTGCTGTAACAGAAAATCCTCCTGGCCCACTGTTTAGATTGTATGGATTTGGAATGGCAGAAGGTGGTGTGCCTGGCATCTCAACTAGAGGTACTGGTGCCACATTCCAAGTTAGATTTGATTTTGATGGAACTACTGGTCAATGTATATCAACTGCTGTTGTTCTGACAAATGGTGGTACTGGATATTTTGTTACTGACAATGTAAGTATTGCTGGAACATACTTAGGTGGTGCAACTCCAGCTAACAACCTAACTTTCCCTGTTACTAAAACAACAGGATCTGCTGCTGGTATTACAACTGTGTATACTAATGTCCCATCAACTGTGCCAGAATTTGGTGGAACAGGTGCAACATTTAATGTCACTAGAGATAGTAATTTAGATGTTACTAATGTTGAGGTTGTAAATGGCGGAACTGGATACGCTTCCACTAATGTTATTTCAATTGCTGGTACATACATTGGAGGAACAACACCAACTAATGACATCTTACTATCTCCTGTGGAGTTAGGAACAGACATCATGCCTGATCGTTTGTTCATACAAAAAGTTGATGATGTTAAATTTAGAATTGCTGGTTTATCAACTTCACTTCCTTTCCAATTTACTGGTCTAGGAACTGGAACTCAAATACTTAAAGTTGCAGAACCAAATAAACAAGCACTCATCTTGATTGATAATATTATTCAGACACCTCTTTCAAATAAGAGACTATCTGTTGAGGTTGCTGATGCTGTAGGTCCTGGCGATCAAGGTATCAGTATTACATCTGGTATTTCATCAATTTCAAAAGGAGATGTAATCAAATTAGATGATGAATTGTTGAAGGTAATTCAAGTTGGTGACTCAACATTTGCTCAAGCTAGAAATGCAATTGCAAATAGTACAGTTGCAACTGCTTTCTATTATGATACTAACAGAGTTAACTCAAGTGTTACCTCAGTTGACAGTCAATTGGTGACTATGGATGATAACCCTCCATATTAACTATAAATAAAGAAAAAACGTTTTTAAGTAATGTCT